CAAATCTTTTTACAGCTACTTTAGGTGATTTGATATCATTTCTTATTTCTAATCTGTATAATATTCCGTTCGGTCCTCTGTGAAAGAAGTCACCGTCAATTTCTTTATCATTAGGGGTTGTACTAAAAGAATCTAGTTCTTGTCTTATATCTGTTACAATATCTAGACCTAACCCTTCTAACTTGTTAAATAAGTCGTTTAATTTTCTATCAGTTTCTAAATCATCATCATCTAGATCTGATACTGAGTTTGTATCTTTTAACCTGTCTACTACCTCTTCGTTAGTAATGTCTAACTGTTTGGCAAGATCTGAAATTGATCTGCCTTCCTTACCTCCTAAGTACTGTCTACCTAAATCAGAAGTTACAAAACCTCCTTCATCATTTATTAACCCTCTTTCAACTAACTCTTCAAATGTAAGCTCCCCTTGTTCTAATTTTCTTTCTAAAGATGCTTGTACTCTACATATACCAGTTAGTCTATTTACTCTTTGGAGTTGTCGATTTATAAACTGTAACCTAATAGCAGGTCCATTTACAACTTGTACTATTGCTTCAGCATCTTCTTTTTTTTGTGCAATAAATTCATAGGTAACAATTATAAGGTCTGTTAACTTGTTGGTAACTGATATAGGTAATCCAGGTACAGGTGAAGGTGATTGTGGTACAGGTAAAGATAATATTACTTTAGCAATCTTCTCTAATATCTTAATGGGTATAAGGATTATTTCAGGTAACTTTTTTAATTGTGTTAAACGAGATTGTAGCATACTGACTCCATCTCCTAATCCTTTGACCTTTTGTACAACTCTACCTAAGTCTGCTGGACATCCTTCTGATCTTATCGTATCTATAATTTTTCCTACTTCTGCCTGTACTCTTGTATTAAGTTCAACTTCTAACTTGGATACTATTTTAGAAATAATGCCAGGTAGGAAACTAGGTGGGATTCTTAAGTATGCCATTATATTTTATCTATAAATACTTTTCTTGATTCAATAGTCTGCAACAATAGTGCATGTGACTTTAGACTTGCTGACAGTGTCGCAAATGCACCTACTGCAACTACTGCAAAAGGAGTACCTGCTGGTGGTGTTACGCTTAGTACTTGAGCAGTTAGATCAAGGTATGTTACTAAATCATTTAACCATTGTTTGGTTGTAGCCCCTTTAAGTGCAGGTTCATCTTCATCATATGAATTAGTGCCTAAGAATATTCTTTTAGCATCCATTCCTACATACTCATTTCCATTAAACACTATTTTGTCAGCTGCTAATCCAATTTCTTCTTTACCGGATATAAAAACTGACTCTTCTCTTGCGTTAAAAAACAATCTATCTGAATTAATCACGATTTGAGGTCCTTTGTATGCTTCAGCAGTATCAGGTTCATCACCTGGTTTATACCCCAGTATGTTTACATTTGATTCTATAAGACCTACTTTATGGTCAGACATCATATAAATTGAACTCTTATCTTTATTTATTTCTTCAACAGTTGGGTTAAAATGAGGTTCTGATGGTTCCTGACCTGCCTTTAGTATGTTGTAAGGTTTACCGTTATTATCTTCATCTGAAAATATATTACTGGTAAAATTAGTACCTCCCATTCTTAATGAATTACCATGTCTACCTTCAATGAGTACGTCTCCAGGAAAGCCTTGAAGTGGGTTTACATCGGTTGTTTCTTTGAAATCTTCTCCAAAATCATTCTCATCTACAGACCCTAATGGACTTGCTGAATGTTGTGGATGGTTCCACATATTGACTACTCTAGTCCAATACTGTCTTGGTGCTTTAGCATTTTTATCCCTATCAGGACTAGGTTGAGACTCTATCTTTACCACTTCACCTTTAAGTGGTATTCTCAAAGATCCATCTGTTTGACTGTATGCAAAATCTGTTTTTACATCTCTATCTTCATCGTAGGGTCTTCCTATCTCTCTAAAAAATACACCGTAGAGTGAACTACTAGCTCCTCTTTCGTTATACTCAACGTGGTTAGCGTCCATAATAATGTCGATAACTCTACCGTATATCCCGTCACTATCTCCAGGTACCCCTGATAAACTTATACCGTTACTCCTGTTCATCTGTTTCTTGTCCTGATATGTTATCTACTTCTTCGTCTATCTCTCTAGAATCATCTAGTAGGTCTTGAAGACCATCAAAGTCGAATAGCTCACTTGTTTCTCCTTTAGCTGCTGCACTTTCAATTCGTTGTATGATAGTAGCTAATTTGATTAACTGTTCATCATTCTTAACGCCTATCTCCATGTATTCCTTTATCATAGGTACAATCAATGTTGCATCTCCTACGTTTTCAACTAAAGGTTTCAACTCACCTATTAATGCTTTTACTTGCACTCTGGTGTTTGTAGAGTTGTCGTGAATCTCACTAAAGAGGTCAGATAAAGTCTTGCCGGAAAAGATTTCTTTGTCTAAACTCATAATTATATATGTTTATTATAAATAGAGTTACAAAGGTTTATTTGTAATAAGACCTTGTTCATGCAGTACCATATACTTAGATTTAAAATCTTCTTTAAGCACTGATATTACTTTTGTTAAGGATGGTGTCTCACAATCAGTCATCTCCCTTATGTATATATAAAGAGCTTTTTTCTTAAAGATCTCTAAATCATGTCTTGTTTTAAATAATGTCAACACTGCATCAGCGATCTCTTTCTCTGATTGTTTTATAAACATTTCATCTAATTGGTCATAAGTTAAACCAACCCAACCGTCAATAAACTTAGATAACGTTACTCTTTCGTCTGAGAGATAAGATTGAGTTCCGTCGTATGATTCCTCCATTTCGGAAAATGACCCTATCTGTTTTAACTTCTTATAGTTCTTATTGTTGTAGTTGATCAACCACCTCTTAACAATGGTACCAAAATATGAATATGCTTTTGCTCCATTATCTGGATCAAATTTCATTATTTTTTCTTCTAATAACACAGAAACTATCTCATGCTTTAGATCTTCTATTCTATCTACGTCTGTATAGTAAAATTTAAAAGTATGTATGATATTTTCCGCTAACTTGTAGAAAGGTTGGTAAATATGTTCGGTAAATATCTTAGCCCTGTATTCAGGGTCAGTTGAAACGTTATATTTTTTTATGTACTCCTCTGTTTCGCTTGTAAAGTAATTAGCTTTACTTTTTGCTCTTGCCATAATCTTGTGATACCACGAACTGGTTGATTTTTTCTTGAAGTGCTTTTAATGCCTCAAAAAATACTCCAGTTTCATCATCTGATTCAAAGACCCCTTTTTCATCTAGACTTTTTATGTGTGTTTGTGATTTATTAATAAGTTCTGAGATACTTCTTATGTATCCTACTTGTTTTTCTACTACATCTTCATATCTTTCAACCTTTAGTAGTAGGTTTCTTAAAATATAGATAAAAATAAGTAGAATACCAACTAAACCACCAATTATTCCGTAAAAAAGTGTAAAATTATGTTCCATTAAAGGTTTTTTAAGATATTAGTTAGTCCTTCCGATGATTTTACTGGTCTACCTGTAGAGCTTTTTGTTTTTACGACTGTTGGTTTGGAGGAACCTCCATTTCTCTTCCAAATATCGTACTCTACCTTGGATGCCAAGAAGTCTGCACTGTGTAGTACTGAGACTATTGAGGTTTTCTGTCTAGATGACTCTTGATAGCTAAAGAAGTAAGCTTTATTAGCTTCATCGAACACACCATCATGTAACCTAATACCCAAAAACTCTTTTTGACTAACTATAATGCCATTTTTTTGTAATATAAACAAAGACCGGTCTGGGATAAGCATGAAATCTAAGTCTGAGTTGTTGGTATACATCTCTGATAGTTTATCTTGACGCCATTTGTCGGTCTGAGGTAAGTAATTAGGTTTGTCACCGTCACCTATCTTACCTAAATCATGGAATAATGCGGCAAAGACAAGTTCTTCTTCGGTGTAATCAATTGTTCCACCCATCTCTTCGTATAACCTAGACTGCTTCACCGCATATTCCACTACTCTATTTACATGATCAACATATCCACCTCCAAATGCGTTATGATACCAAGATTTACCACTAGCAGGAGCCATAATATATGTCTCTTCCATTTTAGTAAGCATAGCTTTTACCTGATCCTTACGATCGGTAATGTATGTATCTACAATTTTTAAATGCTTTTCGTAGTTTTTAGCTATTTTCTCTGCTGTTAAAGACATATATTTGTTGTTTATTTAGTTATTATTATATACTATATTATTAAAACTATAATTT